CTTCTTTGTGGCTGGCCTCTTCCCATTCTTGGTCATGGACACGAAGATAAAGAGAAACGCGAAAAGTATGAAAATTTTGCGGAGCCACCATCCGCTAGGCTTCTCACGTGCCTCAGTACCACGCAGGGGTGGCCGCCTAGCGCACTCTTTGGTAGTGTAGCGCCTGGCTTGCGTGGCCCTCCACGACTCCCACACACTCTCAGAAACTGGGAGGTCAAAGGCATCAGAAAGCCTCTGAACTACAACACCAGCTTGCGGAGCGAAAGGCATCTCACGGAGGTGGTCCTCTAGGAGCCACACGTGAGGAAACTTCCGAAACCGCTGAAGAAAGTTGGCGAGAGACTTGCCATAATTGTTGTAGACGACGATGCCAGCGCCTAGGTCGAAGTTGTGCGAGCAAAACTCAACACCCTTGACGATAGGCTTGGGCAGAAAGCCGCTTTCGCGGTAGAAACTAACGACATCACCAGTCCCCCAGCCGTCGAAGTTCCCGTCGTCCCCCATCGCGTTCTGATCAGACTCAACGGTCCGGCCTGTAGCATACGCCGCGGCCGACAGCATGATGAGCTGCATGAGCGAATTGAGGAAGCTGGTGACCCAGCGACCGGACAGCATAATGCCGTCGCGGCCCCAACGTAGGCAATTGCCACCACCTCCACGGCCGTCTCCCGAGACTTGGAAGACAGGCCTGAAGAGGCAGATTTCGTATTTGCGTGCGAGCGCGCACCACTCGTCCGCCCTACCGCCGCGAAAGGTCTTGCGGAGGCAGGAGAGGGCCAACAGAAACAGCCAGCCCTGGCACGAGAAGTCCCAGCCACTGACATCCAGTGACATAGGCTCCCTGTACCGCCGAAACCAGGCAAAATGCGCCCCCATCTGATCAGGAGAGAGGCCCATGCCAGGCTTGTAGCCGGTGTCCGTCCAGTTCGCCTTCGCGATCTCGACGGCCTCAGCGTAGAAGACCATGTCGGTAACGACAACGGTCAAATTGACGCTGGCGATCAAGCGAAGCCGGCCAGTCTTCGCCTTGACCTCGTCATGAGGCTCTTGCTTCACGAAAAGTTGGACTGTCCCAAACATCTCGATAAACTGCTCAGCGCTCAACGCGTAGCAGGCCGCCTCATCGGCGGACAGCAAGAACTTAACGAGCGCAGTAACACGCTCCACGACGACCGGCCACCTCTCGCCCAACCACTCGCCCTTCTTAGGAGCGACCAAGTTGTACGGATAGCCAGAGCGCGCGTCGTGGGTGTCGGAGCCGATAAGGCTCAAACGACACTCCTCGAGGCGCTTAGGCAAGGTGTCAAGGCTAACGCTGGGGGCAGCAAGCCAGGGCACACTACCCCGTGAGAGGCTGGCACTCACCGTGTCGCAAGCGCGATGGAAAGCCGCGCTATGCTTATCAGGGAATGCCTGCACCAATGAACGCCCAGCCTGGAATCTCAGCGAGCTAAGCTCAGCCTCACAACCACGCTGGGGCTTGTAATAACCACCACAACCATCCAAATCACTGAAACTGATGAGACCTTTCGGACTCTCCACTGTCACCGGCAACTCGCCACCACTGGAAAAGGCACTGTGTACATTCAAGTACGAGCCCGGAATCTCGATTAACGGGACCCCGGGCCCACCGGGTTTCCCTGGCTGGCATTCTCCTTTGGATTCTTAGCCTTCTTCTTCGGCTTAGGCTTGTTGGCTGGCTTCCTGTGCTCGGCCTTAGTGGCGACCTTCTCTTTGTCGGGCGAAGGCCCACTGGCTGACTCCAAGACTCCATGCAGCAGCTTCGCGGCTCGCGCCTGGTCCTCAGGCGTTTCACCGAGACGCTGCAAGATGACGTCGTCGACATCGTAGTCAGAGACGTAGCTACCATCACGGCGGCTAAGCTTCTGGATACTGCGCGGACGCTTCCCGACCCTGTAGACGTCCTCATCCTCAAAGTAGAGAGCTGAGTCCTCACGGTCGGGGTGGAAGTCGAACTTCACACTGTTGAAGTAGTCCGACGGCGACTCGGGATTGTAATCACGAGCCTGCGCGATCAGGCTAGTGCGGCTCTTCCCATTGAAGAGGAGCTGCACCTGGACTCCGGAGTTACGGTGACCCCCGGGCCCAAACCCGTCGGTGTGAACCCCGACGAGCATCACTTGACCAATGGCATTGCGGTTCACCACGGGGCAACCACTAAAGCCTGGCTCAGAGATGTACTCGGCCGAGTACGTCGAGTTGGCACCCTCGCCGTACTGGTCGAGCGGGGCCTCGTAGATGGGCTCGAGGCCTTGGATGGAGCTAGGAACTAGCAACGCTAGATTCGAAGCCTCTGTGATGCGCGCCCTGCAGATGTCCATCCAACTGACCCCGAGACCATTGAAAATGGCCTCTGGGAAAGCCTCGACATGGAGATCCACACGACGGCACTCGCTGCAATTGTTGTAGAACACATGCTCACAGGCAATAGGCTTGATGCAAGAATCTGGAGCTTGATGCCCCCGGGGTTCTTG